GACGCCGCGGCGGGTTCGTTCAGAGTTGGTGATGATTCCGTTCCCGTCACAGCTGAGGCCCGGCGACACCGTGATTTGGCGCACGGACGAGGCGACGACGACAACCGGCGATCCGATCCGCAGCACCGGCGGATGGGCCCTCAACACCTACGTCCGATTCCCGGTGGCGACGGGTGCGACGCAGGCGACGGGTGCGGCGTTTGGCAGTGGATGGGAGACGACGCTGGCAGCGAACGTGACGGCCCTGTTCCCGGTGGGCCAGCGCGGTGCGTGGCAATCGGTGGCGACGCTGGGCGCTGCGGCCTACACGATCGGCACCGGAGCGTTTGATGTGCTGTCAAGCCTGACGACAGCCGGAGCGGTGGACAGCCGCAGCCAGGCGCGTCAGGACCTGGATGCGTGCCAGGCGGCAATCCGCGCCGTGATTGCCGGTGGTGGAGCGCAGGAGTACCGGATCGGGACGCGGATGGTGAAGCGCTACGACCTGTCGGAGCTGTTGCAGCTCGAGAGCCAGCTGAAGGCCGAGGTCGCGCGCGAGGAGGCAGCCGAGTCGGTGGCGAATGGTAGGGGCAATCCGTTCAACCTGTTCGTGAGGTTCAGCTGATGGGCATCTGGGGACGGCTGCTGCGAGCGACTGGTTGGGAATGGACGCCACCTGCGCCAAGGCCACGACGTCGCGGCTATCAGGGCGCGGTTGCTGACCGACTGACGGCCGACTGGTTGACCAGCGGCACCAGCGCCGATGCCGAGATCCAGGGCAGCCTGCCGCGACTGCGGAACCGTGCGCGGTCGATGGACCGTGATACGCCATACGTGCCCCAGCTCAAGCGGCTGGTGCGCGACAACATGGTGGGCCCGGCCGGCATCCAGCTGCAGATGCAGGTGCAACGACTGCGCGGCGGCGGGCTGGATGAGCGGGCTAACACGGCGATCGAGACGGGATGGCGGCAGTGGGGCAGGGCGAACAGCTGCGATGCGGCCGGCCTGATGTCGTGGCTGGACATGCAGTGGATGGCCGCGATGTCCCAGGTGGACAGCGGAGAGCAGCTGTTCCGGTTTGTGCGGCAGGCGTTCGGCACGGGCAACCGGATCCCGCTGGCCCTGGAGGCGATCGAGGCCGACCAGCTGGACCTGAACTATGTCGGGCCGCTGAAGGCGACCGGAAACCGGTGGCGGATGGGCATCGAGGTCGACCGCTGGGGGAGGCCGCAGACCTACGCGATCCTGACGGCCCACCCGGGCGACTATCTGACAAGCGGCAACAACCCAGGCCAGCGACGGGTTGAGCTGGTGCCTGCGGCTGACATCATCCACGTTTTCTTCCCAACGCGGACAGGGCAGACGCGCGGCGTGCCGCTGGTGGCACCGATTATTTCCGATGCACACCAGTTAGACGGCTACGAGCAGGCCGCGACGATCCGGGCGAGGGCGGCGGCGTCCCAGATGGGATTCATCACCAACGACGAAGGGCAGCTGACTGGTGATGGTGTCGATGCTGGCCAGCGGGTGACGGATTTTGAGCCGGGCGTGTTCAAGTACCTGCGACCTGGCGAATCGGTTGAGATTCCGCAAATGAACGCGCCGGACTCGCAGCTGGAGATGTTTGTCCGGCAGAAGACCAGGCGCATGGCGGCCGGCGCTGGCGTCAGCTATGCGAGCCTGACGCGTGACGCCAGCCAGGCGAGCTATAGCAGCCAGCGGCAGGAGTACCTGCAGGACCAGGATGCGTGGTCGGTGCTGCAATCAATGCTCATCCAGCGGCTGCATGAGAGGGTGTTCCGCGAGTGGCTGCCACTGGCGGTGCTGGCCGGTGCGGTGCCGCTGGCAGATTTCGAGCTGCGGCCTGATCGCTACCTGAGCGCGGCACAGTGGCAGCCCCGCGGCTGGGCCTGGGTGGACCCGAAGAAGGAAGCGGAGGCGAATGTGATCAGCGAGCAGGCGGGCTACACCAGCAAGATCCGCATCTGCACCGCCCTGGGCACGACCTACGAGCAGGTGCTGAAGGACAAGGCGGCTGAGCAGCAGCTGGAAGGCCAGTACGGAGTGAGCGTGACGATGCCGGAGCTGACGCAGGGCGGAGGGCCGCAGGATGGCTGATCTGATGCCAACGGCAGGCATGCGCGAGGAGGCGCAGCGGTACCGCGACTGGAAGGCGGAGGGGCGCCGTGGCGGAACGAGCGTTGCGGCCCGCCGGGCGAGCCAGATCCTGTCTGGCGATGCGCTGTCAGAGGAGACGGTGATCACGATGGCGGCATGGTTCGCTCGCCACGAGGTGGACAAACGGGCCGAGGGATTCAGTCCTGGGGAGGAGGGATACCCGAGCCCGGGACGGGTAGCATGGGCGGCCTGGGGCGGCGATCCGGGGCAGCGGTGGTCCACGGCCCGCGCCGATAGCATCAAGGAGGACCGATCACGCGAAGCGATGCCCGACACTGAGGCCAGGCCGTATCCGAATGAGCACGCGGCACGACTGATCGACCCTGGCGAGTTCGACCGATTCCGGCGCGAGAATGGCGCCGGGGGCGAGGGCGTGGACTTCATTTACGGGATCAAGGAGGGCGAGCCGGTCAGGCTGCAGGCGATCCGATTCGATGCCGAGCGCTTCACGCCGGAGGAGGCGAAGGCATGGCTGGACGACCACGATCACAAGGCGATCCTGTTCGAGGAGGCGACGGGAGAGAAGTCGCGTGAGCTGACGCCGGACATGACCGTGGCGCAGGGGATGCTCTACGAGGCGCTGAAGGAGATCACCGACGAGGTGGGTGAGTTCAGCCAGGCGGATGCCCACTACATGCCCGAGAGCCCGTTTGCGGGGCAGGGGATGGCCTGCAGCAACTGCGCGTTCTACAAGGGCCCTGCGGCGTGCGAGATCGTTGAGGGCGAGATCCAACCCGGGGCACTGTGCAAGTTCTGGATCATCCCGGCGAGCAAGTTGAGCGCTGAGGCATCACCGGAGCCGCGAATGCTGACCGGAGCTGAGCTGCAGCAGCGCTACAAGGGCGAGCTGCAGCAGACCCGTGAGATGGCCATGGGCGATGGAGCGAGCGTGACGACCGAGGGCCTGCGATTCACGTTCAGCAGCGAGGAGCCGGTGGATCGGTGGTTTGGCCGCGAGGTGCTGAGCCATGCACCAGGCGCTGCAGATCTGAGCCGCCTGCAGACCGGCGCGGCACACCTGTGGAACCACAACCGCGACGTGGTGCTGGGGGTGGTGACGAGCGCAGAGATCGGCGCCGACCGGATGGGGGTAGTGACGACCCGATGGAGTCCGAACACGGAGGCAGCTGGATCTGAGGAGCAGCGGCGGCGGGCTGACATCGAGGCCGGCATCACGAGGAAGGTTTCTTTCGCCTACGAGATCCGGGAGGCGATCGACATGGGCGATGGGATGGTGATGATCACGAAGTGGGCGCCACTGGAGGTGAGCACGGTGAGCATCCCAGCGGATAACACGGTCGGCCATGACATGCCGCGATCTCGGGCGGTTGAGGATCCGGCAGCCGAAACGAAGCCGCAGGGGCCCGCTATGGTAAGGGAGCACGTATCGGCACAGCCCGAGAACATGAGCGTCGAAACTCCGATCTCGGCCCCTGTGGCCGACCAACGCGCCGAAGAGCGCGAGCGCATCCAGACCATCCAGGCCATCTGCCGCACCCATCAGATGCCCGAGGGGATGGATGCAGACCTGATCAATGCTGGCGCCAGCGTGGACGAGACCCGCGCGAAGGTGCTGGAGCTGGTCGGCAAGCGCGGCCGCGAGCTGCAGCCTGGAGGTCTGCACGTCGAGGCTGACGCCCTGATCGGGATGGACCGCAAGGATTTGGCCCGGTATTCGATCGTCAAGGTTCTGCGCTACCTGGCTGACCCGAGCAACGCCACCGCGCGAAACGAGGCGGGGTTTGAGCTGGAGTGCAGCCGGGAGGCCGAAAAGCTGGAGGGCCGCAGCGCCAACGGCGTGCTGGTGCCGTTCGACTGGATGGTCGCCTCTCGCGCCAACGTTGGCACATTCTCCGCCGGCGGCGCCCTGGTTGGCACCGAGCTGCTGGCTGGGTCGTTCATCGACCTGCTGCGCAACCAGTCGGCCCTGCTGCAGTCCGGGGTTACCACCCTGACCGGTTTGACCGGCAACGTTGACATCCCGCGGAAGACGGCCGCCAGCCAGCACTACTGGGTCGGCGAGGATGTGGACGTCACCGCATCCGATGCCACGTTCGGCCTGATCTCCAGCACGCCGAAGACCATCGGTGTGCGGGTGCCTGTGAGCCGTCGGGCCCTGATCCAGACCACCCCGGACATTGACACCCTGATCCGCGCGGACATGGCCGAGACCCTGGCGCTGGGTCTCGACGCCTCGGGCGCCTATGGCACTGGCTCTAGCGGCCAGCCGCTGGGCCTGGCCAGCGTGACCGGCATCGGATCGGTGACCCTGAGTGGCGGCGCATCGCAGGTGTATCCATCCACTCTCGGCGGTGGCACCCACGACTCTGGCGACTGGGCGGACTACATCCAGCTGCTGGGCGCTTGCCTGGCGGCGAACGTGACGCCGACCAACTTCCGCTACATCATGAACGCCACCACGATGGT